ACTACAATACTCTGTTGTTTGATTTCTATCGCTACATTCACACATACAATGGTAACAAGCCGTTAAAGACATGGATTCATTCGGTTGTCAAGAACAATGTGTGGACTATCAACAAGGAGCGTGCCAAGGAAGCTGCCAAGATAGCAGATGCGGAGTTCAACCCCATTGAGAAGTCAAAGAAGCCTGACAACACCATTGATTTGGAACATGGCCTATTGACGCTTGCAGATTCTATCTCTGATGAGGTATATTCCGCACTGCTATCCCTCCAGCCATTGAGACTTTCAGCCTTTGTACTACAGATTCAGGGGTACTCCATTGAGGAAATTACCAGAATCGAGTATGAACGTGGTAATCTAAGCAAGTGTTCTGATGACATCATCAAGAACCGAATATTTTGGGCAAGAAAGGATTTGAAAGAAATACTTATTAGTCATGGAATTAAAAGAAAAGTACAGTAAGGTTCAAAAAATGATTGAGACCATCGTCCAGTCAACTATTAAAAAGGGATGGAGGTTGCCTGGTGGTCCGACTGTGTTGACAGTCATAGAAAGAGGTTTGGGTCGCATGAAATCACTCTACCCTTACTCTGAAATGGCTGATGAGCGCATAGTTGATTTCATTGTCTATCAGATTTATCGTTATCGTGATATTATTGGAGAATTTGAAAGGGGCTGGCATATCTCTTGGTGCTTCTCTGAAAATGCTGTTGAAAAGTATCGCAAGCAGTTTATTGATGCCGATGGAAAGAGTGGCATGAATTACTATATTGACCAGTGGCTTAAAGACGGCAGGCTCGATAGGGGAAAGCTGGCAGCTATGATTGGCGAGCCGAAAGACCATCCTTTGAAGAAGTACATCTATATGCCGTTTGAGGAACTGATCAAGAAACGCTCTATCAAGATGGAGAATGGTCATGTCCTTTGCATGATGCGAACTACTGGTTGGTCGCCGTTCTCAGAGACATGCCAGGTTTGTGGGCATACTGATGATTGTATTGATTATCTGGAGCATAATGTTCCTGAGTTATTAAGATTAAGGAGAGAGGCTTATGAAAACAAAGTATCAGATTGAGTTGGCTGACAACGGCATGATTGTCCGTCGGCCAAATGAAGGAGAAGTTCGTTGTATCGAGTACGCAGAAGCGGACGATGTGAGAGAGATTGCACCGATTGCACAATGGATTGGTGAAGATATTATTGATGATATGCTGGAATCGCCAGACATTCGGAAAGAAATTAAAAGTCTGTGTGGTGAAGATGGCACGAATGATTTTGAGATTACCGTAGAGATTAAACCTATCGTAAAATGAGTTAGTTATGGCTAAGAAAAGTGAAATTAACGTATTATCAGAAGAGTTTCTTGCGGAATTGTATAATTGCGCTATTAACAATGACCACTTGTGTTCTGTAGTCTGCCAGTATATGCAGGATGAGTTTTTGCCGGATCGAGACTATCAGATGTTGAACAATGCCCTGAAAGACTACTATAGGGAGCATCACATGGCACCTAAGTTCAGTATCATCAAGCAAATGTTGGTATCGTCTCGCGCTGTATCTGAGCTTTTGAATGAAATTAAAGAACTTGCATCTGGTGCCGACCCAGATAGTATTCGTGAGCAGTTTGAAAAATACTTGAAGCTGGTTCAGTTTAAGCAGATTTTCAAGCAGATTGATGAAAAGTTCAAGAGTGGTGACAAGATGGATGCCGTCAAAGAGTTTGAGGCACAGGCACAGAAGTTGTCAAAGTTCTCATTGGCTCCAGACAAGTTCGTAGATGTAGCTGCTACCTTTGAGACCCGTCTGCGTGAGAATAAGGAAAAACATGAAGAAGATTCCAAGCTAAAGGCAGTCACCAGCTTCTATATTGATGAGCTGGATGCAAGAAACAATGGTCGTAACTTGCGCACACAGCTTTCCGTATTTATCGCTATGTCTGGTGTTGGTAAGTCACATTTGGCCCGTTGGATTGGTGCCAACGCTGCATATTGTAGTGGTCTTGATACCTTGCATTTGCAGTTTGAGGGTAGTGCCAATGAAACATTGGATGCTTATTCAGCTTCAATTGTTCGCTCTCCTACTTTGGACTATGAGAGGGGTTATGTGAATCAGCATACAATTGAGGCTTTCCAGAAACAAGTTGAGACGTTTGCCGGTACATTGAAAGTGAGGGCTTATTCCAAGTTTGGAAAGAAGAACAGTACCATTGATGTCAGAAATGCTTGTGAGGAATACAAGGAGGCATACGGCAAATACCCAGATGTGCTTGTGGTCGATTCTATGGACCTATTGACTGATTCCTCTGGTAAGAATTGGGATAATAAGAGTTTGCGTTTTATGCGCATTGCTGTAGCAGAGGATTTAAAGGATTTGGCTGCCGAGATCAATGCTTGGGTGGTTGCCACATATCAGGCCACAATTGAGGATTCTGAGTGGGTCAATAATGAGAAGAATGTATTGAACGGTTACAATACGGCTGAGTGTAAGGGTTTGCAGCGTCCATGTACCCATCTTATCTCCCTCAATCAGAGTGACAGAGAAGCAAAGGAGCAGACTATGCGTATCAATATTGCCAAGTCCAGGTTCTTTAGAAAGGGCGAGCCATTCAGAATTTGTACTGATTATGAGCATGAGTGCTTCTTTGATAGGACGAGAACCCTCAATTTGCCACAAGATGATTAGTTAAAATATAGTTAAAGTGAGTGCAAAGCGTAAACATTTCCAAAACTTTTTATACCTTTGCGCTCACTTCAATTTGATGACGGCATAGTTCCAATTTGATGAGAGCATATTCACTTTCAAGGATAAAGTGAATGAGTATGGAACTTTCAAATGAAGTAAAGCATGACCTTATTGAAGAACTGGTTGCGATATTGGATGGAGCCAAGTTAGATGGCCTCCAGAAGAATATCGTCTTGCAGCATTGCCCCTTTTGTGGTCATGCCGGTTATAAGTATGGCATCTATGTCGGCAAAGACATGGGTAAGAAGATTTTTGGCAAATCTAATTGTTTCAGTTGTGGCAAGAGTTTCAGTTCATTGGAAGAAACGCTGAAAGGATTGGGCCATGAAGAACTGATTCCCAAGAAAACGATTGAGCTTGAAGATGACGATGATGACGAGTTGCATCTGTTTGAGGATGAGATTGATGATTCCTTGATTGAGATAGAAATGCCCAAGGGTTATCGCCGAACATACAAGAACCAGTATCTCAGGTCACGCGGTTGGATATTCGATGACTTTGAGTTCTTTGAAGCTGGCACCAACAGAGGCATGGATAGGAAGCTGGAAGATTATGTCATCATTCCGGTCATTGACAATGGCCGTTATGTTGGTTGGGTAGCACGTCACACATGGGATAAGGAAGAAATTGATGATTACAATGATCGCCACCGTTTCCAGATTCGTCGATACCTTAACTCCAGTGAAAAAGACGGTGAGGGTAATGGATTCTCCAAGCTGTTATACAATATAGATGCAGTCAAAAAATACGAGACAGAGACCGTCATTTTGTGCGAGGGAGCATTTGATGTTGTCGGTTTGGTAAGAGGATTGGAGTTGTATGAGAACAATTCTATTGTGCCAGTTGCCACATTCGGAAAGAAGATTTCAGAGACACAGATATTCAAGTTACAAGATAAGGGTGTCAGAACTATAGTTATAGGATATGATGCCGATGATGCTGGTAGGTCTGCTATCAATAAGGTGGCCAGTGACATTGACCAGTATTTTGATGTGTATGTTGCAGCCATTCCAGATGGTTTCGGAAAAGATTTTGGTGATATGACGAAAGCGGAAATGTATGACGTATTTGCTAACCATATCGTTACACCAAGAGAATTTTATTATGGGGATAAGTAAGTTATGGACGAGTTATTAAAATGGTTGGATGACAACCATATTGAGTACAATGTGCGAAAGGATGTTATCTTTGTCGCTGGATGGGGTAAAGCTCTGTTCCAGGACATGAGCAAGCGTGAGCATATTTTCAAGAAAGACAAGGATGACAACACCAAGTTCAACTGCATCGAGAACCCAGAGTTTCTGATTGCAGATGAGATTTATTATGTCATCTTCAAGTTCGGCAACAGATTCTATTATCAGGACATTCGTGAAGAAAAGCCTAATTTTCAGCTATTGAAGCACATCGGTTCTGCCAAGAAAGGGAACATTGAGTGTGATTTCTATCCGTTGGGCATCCATACCGGTTATGAATTGCTGAATGGCAGTGGCTCATTGACAAGCTGGTGTATGAAATCGAAGTTCTTGGGCTATAAAGGTCTTGGTATTGCTGACCGATGTACGATGGCTGCCACTCTTGAATTGCAGCGAGAAGC